GATAGCGTCGACAATCAATTACAGGCAGATCGGGAGGCACGCAAAGGCGTCCCGATCCAAGTCGCTGGCAAGCTGGCCGGGGCTGTTCACTATGACTCAGTTGCTATTACCGTAGTTCGATAAAAGGATGATGATATGGGTGCTTACTCTTTTATAGATGTATCCGGGACGTTTGCCGGGCCATCAGGTTCAATAGATCTCGGTGCCGGCGCCGGAAATTCCGATGAAGGCGTCAATGTGGTTATGGCTGAGTCAAAAAACACCATGACCACTGGGGCCGACGGTTCGGTCATGCATAGCCTACACGCCTCTAAGAGCGGAGTAGTCACGGTAAATCTGCTCAAAACTTCCCCGATTAATAAAAAATTGTCGTTGATGTATAACGCGCAAAGTTTGTCTTCTGCCTTATGGGGAAATAACGTGATTCTGCTTCGAAACAAAACGAGCGGCGATATCGTGAGCTGTCGTTCAGTCGCGTTTCAAAAACAACCGGATTGGAATAACCCGAAGGTTGCGGGAATTGTTGCCTGGAATTTTGACGCCGGTTTGATTGATGAAGTGCTCGGGGAGTTTTAATCCATGGAATTTGAAATCAAGGGTAACGAGTACCGGGCGGCAAAGCTGAGTGTCTTTGATCAGTTTAAAGTTACGCGCAAATTGCTGCCCGTTCTCGCCGGCATACTGGGCGATTTTCAGTCCCTAAAGGGCATGGTGGGCAAAGGTGACACCATGGCTATTATGGAAACGATGATACCGAAAATCGCCGACTCATTATCAGCATTAAGCGATGATGATGCCAACGCGGTTATCTATCCATGCTTGGCCGTTGTCGCGCGCAAACACGGGAAAAATTGGACGCCCATTTTTGTGCAAGGCGAAATGATGTTTGACGACATCGATATGATCGAAATGCTGCAGTTAGTGGGTCGTGTGGTGGGCGACTCTCTCGGAAATTTTTTGCGAGAACTCCCCGCCACAGAGACTCAGCCGCCGAATACGTCGGCGGCGTAGCGCTGGAATCAATGCCGGATGGCGAGGACTTTTTAATGGCGCCCGTTGACGCCGGGCTTATCTCTTACACCGCACTGAAAGACGGTTCCATTGATCTGGCCGACATTGCTCGGATGAATGACTGGCTAGAAATCAAAGCCGAAAATAAAGAGCGCATCGAAAAATGGAGAGCTGACAATGCAAGCTGATGTATTGAAAGAATTCCTGATAAGCCTCGGCTTCCAAGTTGACGGCGCTGGCGCCAACAGATTTATGTCGGTCATTACCGACGTAACGGATAACATCGTCAAGCTTGGCGCCACGGTCGAAGGTGCCGCGACTTCCGTGGTGCTGTTCACGACAAAGATTGCCAGCGAGCCGGGTAACCGCTATTGGGCGTCGCAGCTTACCGGGGCCACGGTCGAGGGAATCAAGGCAATAGGTTATGCTGCCTCTCAAACGGAGAGCAGTGCATCCGCCGCCCAGGGCGAAAGCATGACGCGCTTCATGCGTAGCAACCCTGGCGCCGAGGGGGGCGTCAACAGGTTAGGCGTGCAGACGCGCGATGCCGGCGGCAACATGCGCGATATAGACAGCATGTTTACCGGCGTTGGCTCCCAGCTCAGCAAAATGCCGGACTACCGCACCAATCAGTACACCCAAATGCTTGGCATTGACAAAAATACGCTGGTGGCCATGCAGCGCGATCTTGGACAGTTCAGCGATGAATATACCGCTATGGCGAAGGCTATCGGTTTTAACGCTGATCAGGCCGCAGTGCAATCCAATAGGTTCATGACGTCTCTGGGTGATTTCGGCATGATGGCCGGCAGGGCGCGGGATAAGATTGGCGCGAACCTAGCCGGCGGGCTGGCCGGCCCGATCGACAATTTCCGCCAGCAAATAATCGATAGTTTTCCCAAGATGGAAAACACCCTTACCCGCGTGGTTAAGGGGACTCGTTCCCCGGGCGCCAAGATCATGGACTGGTCTAAGGGGCTAATGGACGACGGGTTCGGCGGTGTCGGAAGTGATAGCGCTAACGGGACCCCTCCGCAGCCTACCGCCTCTGGCGCCGCGCTTCTAAGTTGGATGCGGCCGGCAATGGCCAAGCTTGAAAACCTCTTTCATTTACCCGACGGATTGTCGCGTAGTGTGGCCATTGCCGAATCTTCCGGGAATCCTACTGCAGAATCTAACGCCGGCGCCCAGGGGCTTTTCGGGATTATGCCGACAACGGTACGCGGGCCAGGCCTTCGTGGTGGTGAGGCATTCGACCCGATAAAGTCAGCTGAGGCAGTCGCCCGTTATTTGAGCCAAATGCCGCAACAGAACGGCGGCAACCAAGCCCAGGCTCTGGCGTCCTACAATTGGGATATCGGCAACGTCCAGCGTTATGGCATGGCGCTTATGCCACAGGAAACGCGCAGTTATGTTCCTCGCGTTGTCAGTAATATACCGGGCGGCGGCGTGCAGATGGAAACCAATATCAACATTTATGGCGTTGATGATCCAATGCGCGCCGCGCGTGAAGTCGGAAGTCGAGTAGAGCAGGCCAACTCGAGAGCGGCAAATCAATTCAGGTCAGGGCAAAAATAATGAATACTCTCTCGGCGTTATTTACCCAGAACAAACGGCGCATTGGTATATTCATTCCTGATGTGGTTATCAAGGAAAAACATACTGATACGCTGGAGATTACGGAGCATCCAGTAGAAAGGCCAACCGGGAGCGGTGCGGGTTTTGTTACGGACCATGCTTTTAGGCGCCCGTCGGAAGTGGTAATAGACGTGGGCTTCTCCGGCGGCGGTTCGCTATTGGATTTTGCCAACACGTCCGCTTTAGGATTGAGTCGTGGTATATCGCCTAACGATACATACCAGTCGCTGCTTGATTTACAGAGAAGTCGCACACCTTTCAATGTCATTACTGGTAAGAGGTCGTATAGCAACATGCTGATACGCTCACTCGATGTCACGACCGAACGCCCTACTGAAAATGTCCTCATGGCAACGCTGACATTGCGGGAATTGATTATTTCCAGTACTAATCAAAAGCAAGTGGCTAGCAAAGAGGATATGACGCAAGGTGTCAGTACCTCACCCGTTACCAATACCGGTAATAAAGCCTTAGTGTCGCCAATTAATTCCCCTTTAAAATCAATAAATTAAACTACTTCTGGTACAGCGGCGTAAGCGTTATCAATCCTGAGAACCCCAACATTATGAATATCCAGGAAGTCCCATTATCACCCAATAATCAGCAGTTCAGTATTGCCCTTGGTGATGTTAACGTACAACTCAAACTTGTTTGGCGGGATGCTGCCTGGTGGATATTGGATATCCTCGACTCCACCGGTATCGCGCTACTTTCCGGCGCACCGCTGGTTCCCGGCGTTAATCTTCTCGCTCAATATCCGACGCTGGGTATAAACGGCGTGCTGTCGGTGGTTAGCGACGATGAGAGCGAGGAGTATCCGACAAAAACGAATCTTGGCATTGATAGCCATTTATATTTTTTACAGGAGTGATCATGGGCCAAAACTGGATGCGCCATTTTGAGCTGCAGCTCTATGGCAAAGATGGCAAGGGGATCAGCTTAAGCGAATTCAAGGTAACATTTAGCATAGAATGGAACGAGTCCAGCTTGGAGCGCGTGGCCACCGTGCGCGTATACAACCTTTCCACTCAAACGAATAACAAAATTATGGGGAATGAATTCTCGAAAATTCGCGTTATCGCGGGTTATGATGGCATTGCGCCGGCGGTCACGGAGAATGATGTAGGCAAAGTACGTTACATCACCGATTCGCAGGTAGGTAAAACTGACGGGCAAAATTTTGGCGATATCTTCAACGGCGATATTCGCTTCACAATCACCGGCAAAGACAATATTACCGATTCGTGGATCTCTATACAGGCAGTTGACGGACTCCAGGCGACGCTATATGCGCAACCCAGCGCCACGCTCGCGGCCGGCTGGACCGTTCCCCACCTGCATCTCCTCACCATGCGCAGCTTCAACGCATTCGGCGTGACGCAAGGGATCACCGGCGCGATGCCCAACACCGTATTTCCTCGCGGGCGAGCGATTTTTGTACCTGCACGAAAACTTATGGATAACATTGCCGAGCAATGCAAGGGCTCCTGGCAGATTGTCGACGGCCAGGTGCAGATGGTTCCCGATGATAACTACATTCAGGAAGCTATTTTACTGAACAGCGATACCGGACTGGTAGGGATGCCCCAACAAACCATGAACGGCGGGGTGAACGTGAAGTGCCTAATTAATCCCGCAATCAGAGTAAATGACCTCATTCGGCTGGCGGAGGGGGCGGTATATCGGGTAGCACTATCCAAAGAGCAAATCAAGTCATCGAAAGACCGCATCCTGGAAACCAACGTTAACGGTAACATGGTGGTTTCCGGCATAACGCCACAACCTGGGAGCGTAGCAACGGATGGGGTATATAAGGTCAAATATATAGAATATACTGGCGATACCAGAGGCCAGGCGTGGTACATGGATCTGCTGTGCATCGCGAGAGGGGCTTCTGAAAAACCAATTCCATCAAACCAAAAGAAAGGATGATATGGGAATATATCTTTTCTATGGTGATGGGACTTTATGCAGGTCAAAACATTCTTACCTTATCATTAATATTATCTAGGTTGCTCAAGAAACGGGCATCAGTTCAATAATGATTGCGGTTAATAGATGAGTTTTTAATATCAATGCTGGTTTTTAGTAACCTCAGCAGGTTATGCGATAACAAATCGCCGTAACTATTCTGCTATGCGGGTGACAAAAATATATATTTTCAATATATAAATGGTGTTGCTGCTAATATTCTCGAATTCAATAAAATATAAACTAATAAAAATATCTAATCCCGCGGTGAATCACGCATTATCAGAAGAAAATATAGGGGGTGCCTTGCTTTTTGGATACGCCGCAAGACCCGCTCGCATGTATTCAGATCCGGATCTCTATCGGGTAGTTTAATAAGAGGCAACCTTATGGTGGTATCAAATTTAGGCATAAGGAGCCTCGGTCCCTATATTGAGCAACTTAAGGTTGCTCAGGGCCTGCTGGCTAGTGTTTCCTGCTGGCCATTAACAGTGGCGTTACTTTAGTGTTGTCTACGGTTGGCGTTAACATCACCCCGAATCCGGATGTTCAATAACACGTAAAACATAATTGTAACATCCTGACATTTGATTAATAACCCACCAAGCGCGGGTCTTTTTATGGAGTTTTTCCATGACGATATCACCACAGTCCTTATCCGGCGGCGAACAGCAGGCGCTGAACGCGCTGACAGAATCAGTCTCATCTGTGTTGCGGGTAGCAATGCCTGGCATCATTAAGTCATTCGACCCTGACGCCGTTACCTGCACCGTACTGCCAGCCATTAAGGGATCTTCTCAGGATCAATTTGGTCATTATTCTACGAATGACTTGCCGTTGCTGGTGGACGTGCCGGTGGTCTTCCCGCGCGGCGGCGGCGTTACGCTGACATTCCCGGTAAAAGCCGGCGACGAGTGCCAGCTTATTTTTAATGACCGGTGTATCGACTTCTGGTGGCAATCCGGCGGGGTGCAGCTACCGGTAGACCCGCGCCAGCATGATTTATCGGATGCGGTGGCCATCGTGGGTTTGCAGTCTCAAGCCAAGAAAATTAGCAATATCAGCACCAGTACCGCGCAGTTTCGCAGTGATGATGGCTTGGCCTATCTTGAAATCAACCCGACCACACATGCAATGAACATCGTCGCGCCAGGCGGATTTAACGTTACCACGCCCACAGCGACATTCTCCGCTGCGGTGGTGGTTAATGGCTTGTTCACCTTCATGGGTGGATTGGTTGGGAGCGCGGTATCCGGCGCGGCCGCGACGATCACCGGCGCCATCAACTTTATGGGCTCCCTGACATCGAACGGGAAGAATATCAGCGATTCGCATACGCACGGCAAGGTCCAGAACGGCGATGACGATACCAGCGGGGTGAACTGATGCGCTATAGGCGTGAAGATAGTGATGGCGATTACACCTTTGGCCAGGGCGATAACTCCTTTTTGATCAACTCCCCCGAGTGCGTGGCCCAGGCGGTTAAAACCCGGTTCTTGCTCTGGCGCGGCCAGTGGTTTCTCGATACCACAACCGGCACACCCTATATTCAGGCGATCCTCGGCAAGCATGCCCCGGACGTTTACAACCTGGCTATTCGGGATCGAATTCAGGGAACGCCGGGCGTTAACTCGATAATTTCTTTTGACACCAGCGTCAACGGGGACAGCAGACGCGTAACCTTTACCGCAACCATAGACACCATTTACGGAACCACTCTAGTAACAAGCGAGGCATAATGGCGCTTAATCTTGACACATTGGGGCTGGCGACCACCGTCTCAGCCACGGGCATTACTGCGCCCGATTATCAAACCATTCTCACAAACTTAACCGGCTATTTTCAGCAGATTTACGGCAGCGACGCTTATCTCGATTCAGACAGCAAAGACGGACAAATGGTAGCGGTTGTTGCGTTGGCAATACACGACGCGAATAACAGCGCCATAGCGGTATACAACTCGTTTTCGCCATCCACTGGTGTCGGTAATGGCCTATCGAGCAACGTCAAAATTAACGGGATAACGAGGAATATAGCAAATAACTCAACCGTTGATGAGTTGATCACTGGTACCCCAGGGAAAACCATTACAAACGGTTCTGTGAAGGATAATAACGGTATCATTTGGAACCTGCCGGCCAGCACGACGATCGGTGTCGATGGCACGGTACTGGTAACGGCGACGTGTGCGACCGCCGGCGCAGTGTCGGCCATGGCCGGCTCTGTGTCACAAATCAATACGCCTACGCTGGGGTGGACATTGACTACGAACCCCTCCGCCGCATCCGTGGGCACCGCGGCGGAAACTGATATAGAGTTACGCACCCGACAAACAATAAGCGTGGCTCTAGCCTCCGTAACGCCATTCGCGGCCGTTGATGGCGCGCTGGCAAATATCAGCGGAGTTACCCGGCATAAGCTTTACGAAAATGACACCGGCGCGACTGATGCTAATGGTTTACCGGCCCACTCTATCGCGGCAGTTGTTGAAGGCGGTGACGCGACAACGATCGCGGAAACAATCCGCAGCAAAAAAGGGCAGGGCGTCAGCACGTACGGTACGACCAGCGTAGTTGTGCAGGACGAATACGGCAATCCGCACACTATCAGCTTTTCGCGTCCGGTTGATGTTCCAGTTTATAACGCCTTAACCCTGGATGTATTCACGGGCTACACGTCGGTAATCGGTGACCAAATAAAAACGGCCACAGCGAGCTATATCAATTCGTTGGATATCGGTTCCGGTGTTATGTTAAGCCGAGTTTATTCACCGGCCAATCTAGGCGTGGTGAGCGGCGGTAATAGCAAATATTACGATATTATCTCCTTGGAGATCGGGAGAACCACTTTAGCTGTGGCAGCGAGTAATATAAATATCGCATGGAATGAATCCGCATCTTGCAATATAGATAACATTGTTATAACGGTGTAGTTATGAGCAAATACACAGACCTGATAACCAATTATCATCACGGAAAGCCTAAGTT